ACAACATTAGCCCTGAGCAAAAGGGGAAGAAATGGGGGAAGGAAATATTTATGAAAATCTTCCAAAGCGAAGGTTACAAGTTTGAACCAAATTTTAAAACCGCCAAAATAAGTCAAGACGAAATCGATTGTTTTACCCTTGCTTTACAGGCTAAAAATTACCAAAAACATGAAAAGAAATAATGAATTAATCGACGGCATTGAAATCAGCACTTGGAAGGAAATTGAAAGGATTGCTAAAACCTATCCTAAGCCGATTAGATTTTCAGACGGTTTAAATAGTAAAATTGCATTATTAAAATTTTATCTTGAGCCATTACTTCCAAACGGAAAGCCGCCTATTGAGTCAATGGACAAAGGGCGAATGCTCACAATCGCATATCGGTTGTATAAAAGCACGGACGGGGACACCGTCACAAATTTATCTTTGAAAATTATAAATCAAATTATAAACTAAGAAATTGATTACGTTTGTTTTATGTTATTTAGTTTAGGAGTGGTGAATTAGAGGGTTGGCATTTGCGTCAACCCTTTCCATTTTAAAATGTAACCCCTTGAGTCTTTGCATAATCAACCACCGCACGGGCATGACAAAGCGCCAATGTATCTTGGAAGGCTGGGTCAAACATCATTAACGCATCCTTGTAATTGGTAAAGAACCCATTTTCCGATAACACGGCTGGCATACTGGTTTGGCTCAGTACAAAGAAATTAGCCTCCTTGTCTGGGTCATTGTCAATGGTATCCATTCGATAAACCCATTTAGGGAATGCTTCTTTGACCTCATTAAAAAGGAAGGTGGCGTAAATATCAGCCTTTGTTTGCCCGATTGATGTGAACACTTCAAAGCCCCTTGCCGTTGGTGTTGCCGCGTTGCCGTGAATACTGAGGAACAACGAAGCCTCATAGTTCTGGGCGTTCATGTTTGCCTTTGCTACGCGCTTTGTTAGGCTAACATCTATAACGGGGTCGTAAACATTAATGACAGACATTCCCCAGTCCTTTAAATACTGCTCAATCTTTGCTGCAACTTCCCTGTTGAACACGCCTTCAAAGAACCAGCCGTATCCATGAAACATTGAGTTGTTATGCTGGAAGCATTTTGACGGGTAAGTCGTATAATTATAGGGTAACTTTTTCTTTGCATCAATGCCGCCGTGTCCAGCGTCAAGGAATACACAAAATTTATTTGCTTTCATATATTATATTTTTAAGGGCGACGCAAATCAATGCACCGCCCTGTAAACGCATAAGGTAGCGAATCTTCTGCGCCTATAACTTAAACCCGATGAGCGAAAATGCTGCGGAAATTATAGAAAATTTTGGCGGTAAACTAACCGAAATCTCCTTCCCAGCACATTCGCGGCTTGTTTCCTTAATTTTGTCCCAAATGATTTGAGCCAACTGGATGTATTCTCGCCATGTAAATTTTACTTTGTTTCCTTCAAGATGAACATTGATTTCACTTGCAAGTTCCGCAAAGTTCATTGAGTAACAAGCCACATCGCCCATTGGTGACTTTATTCCATCTGCATTTTTAAGGGCATCTTTTAAATTAGTTTGCATATTATTTGATTTTAACGTCTGAAAAATCTAAGAATAATTGTACCGATATTTGTGCCAGTAATGGATTTAATATTTTCCGAAATACTAAACAATTCCGTAGCTGCAATGATGAAGCTTACAGAATAGGTGATTTGCGATGGCAGTCCAAAAGTTATACTTGCCCCGTGAAAAATCATTATACCGCAGAAATAGGTTACCACCTTTTGCGATGTGCGATAAAGCCCTTTGCTCGTAATTGGCTCTCCCCTTTTCTTTGCCGCAAGGATTCCCGTGACTGTGTCTGAAAAAACTACGAAGATTGTAAAAATCAAAAAATGTTTGATGGGTAAGAAAAACGAGAATAGCACTCCGCAACAAATAGAATAGGCAATGCCATCGTAACCAAGTTTAAAAATGTTGTAGATAACTGCTTTCATTATTCAAGTTTTATTAACCTCACATCACCATCTACGGTTGCAAATTTGCCATCAGCGTATTTGTACAAGTCGTATTTAACACCGTTAAAGGCAAAGGAAACTTGATTGGTAAATGTAGATAAAAGTAGATTGGTTGAAATAGAATACACCTTGCCGTTGTCTGGGTTGAAGATTAAACGCTTGTTGTTGTTTAACTCAATCTTACCATCAATAATTTCACCGTTAAAATTTAATTTCCAGTCACCGAGAAACTTTGCCGTGTCTCTTTGAGCCGTTGTAAAATAAACAGGCTTACCACTAATTTGAACGTGCAAGTCATTGTAGTAATTTATCCTTTGCACTGACTTAGCCTTTGTAATAATAGGCTTGGCATGAATAGCTAACGTGTTGCTTTGCCTTTCGGCATCAGTAACAAGGCTTTGAATGGCAGTTGCAGAATCGCCCAATATTTGCTTTGAGCCTGTCACGGTGCTATCAGACAAAGTTGTTTGCTGAATAATGTAATAAATGTTACCTTGCTTTTGAATGTAAACCGTGTCTTTGACAACGTCTTGCGCAAAGGAAAACAAGGGAAGAAATAATAATAGGTATCTCATTTTATTTATTTTCGAGGTTAATAATTCTTTGTTCAAGGGCTTTAATTAGGGCTTGTTGCTCTTGTATGGCTTTGGTGAGGATGGGAATAATGGCTTGATAATTAACTGACATTGATTCCTCAAAACTTACCACCTCTGGTAAAATTGTACCAATATCTTGAGCAATAAAACCAAGTTGTTTGCTTCCATTACTTTTATAAGTATATTCAACTGGTTGTAAATTTAAAATTTCATTTAAACCATATTTTAAATCAAAAATATCATCTTTTAAATTAAAATCTGAACGTGTAGTATAAGCTGATGCACTAACATTACCTCCAACATAAACGCTATCAACAACGTGTAAACGATAACCGCTTTGTGGACTTGTCGTTCCAATGCCAACGTTGCCACTATTTGTAATAACGGCAAGATATGCGTTATTGTCATTATTTCTAAAAGAAATATTAGTTGTTCCAGATTGAAGATGCATTTCACCAGTAACATCACCTCTAAAAAAACCTTGACCATTTACATCGAAAATAGATGCTTTTATAATTCCATTGACATCAAGCTTTCTTGAAGGATTAGCTATACCTATACCGACGTTTCCTCCTTCTAAAATTATCATATTTTGATTGCCATTATTTGAAAATCCAAGTGTATTATCAGCTGGCAAATAAATACCAGTACCAATAGCAGTTGACGCACTTGGTCTAAATCTTGTAGCAATTATATCGCTTGTAAATGTCTTTACCCCTCCCACTGTTTGTGTATTTGTTAAATCTACAAAGTTTTGCGTTGCGCTTCCCGTTCCACCATTTGCCAAAGGCAAAACACCCGTTAATCCTGATGAAATAGAACCAACGCCCGCCATACTCCAAACATTTGTAGCACGGTTGTAATTGTAAAACCTATGATTTACCGTATCAAGAATGATGTACGCGCTTGTATCACTTGATGGTGTAATAATGCCAGTGTCCGCAAGTACACCCCGATATACAAGCCCATCGGCAGTCGTCTGTTCTCCAAGAGTTATCTTTTGGTTGCCATTGCTTGGATATTGTGCCCATGCAAGGCAAGGCAAAAGGAAGAGGAAGAGGGAAAGGAGTTGTTTCATGTTTATGTTTTTTAATTATTTCTTTGCATTATATGCCAATTAGTGCCATCAGCAACTAATGTAACCCATTGAGGCGTAACATTTCCAGCTGATAAAATTGCAGTTCCAGCTGAACCGCCACTAAAAGGTATAACATTTGATGCGGTGCTAATTACTGTTCCTGTTGCAAGGTTTTTTATCATGTATTGCCTTCCATTTGTTGCGGTTGTTAAATCTATGGATGTTGTTGAAGCGCCGCCAGTATTTACAATAGAAACTCGATTACTTGATAAATTAATTGAACTTCCAGCGGTTGATTCTACAAAAACATAACCAACATCAAGCGTACTTCTTGCTACGGATACATTTTCAGCGCCTGTTCCACCGTTGGCTATTGGTAAAGTTCCCGAAAACTTGCCAGACCTCCAATAAGGATTAAGCATTGTAGCCGTATCAGTTTTATTTAATTTTAGGTCAATACGGGTGGAAAGAGAAGCTGTGTCTGTTGCGCTTAACTTTGCATCAATACGACTTGATAACGAAGCGGTGTCAAGGTTGGTTAAAACATTGTTGCCGCCTTCGG